TTGATATCACAGTCCATATGATAGATAACACCATCAATAGTAACTTTAACTCCCTTAGATACTTCTGTGTCGAAATTCTCTTTAATTAATATAATTTTCTCATCTTGTTGTTCTTTGAATAGCTCTTCTTTAGACTTAAAATACTCTCCCCTATTTAGTCCTTCCGGCCATTCACCAATCATTGATATATATCGAGTAGTGTGATCTTCTGTAGTATGAAAGGCCATTCCTCTAAAGTCTGGAATTATGGTCCACTCGCCATCAACCATCATCGCACATTCATTTTCATGAACTTCAGGAGGACAATTTAGTGTTGCATATGGATACTCAAAGTATGTGATAACACCAGTATAATCAGTGGTTGGTTGATCAATCTTCTGTTCAATTTCCCCTGTGTGTATCCCGGTTTCTAAATCGAAAGTGTATAATTTCATATTGTTTTTTGCACCTATTATATTTTTATAATCCACATTACATATACGTTCTTTGATCTGGTTTCATTGCCACCAGATGCTCCTGATGCTACGCTCTGTGAGCCATACCAGCAAGGTGTTGAGCTACCAGACTGCACTAATAAATTAGTGTAGGTAGCATACGTGTGTGTATGGCTCTTATATTGATCAGTTTGATATGTACCTACCATATCCCCACTAATACCCGGACCCAAACCAGTTCTGCTAGACTTATCAGGATCGACTGTGCTAACAATGCTACCCCAACCTCGTAAGAAATATCCAACGTAGTTTGGAATATTAAATCGAGATACATCAGCCGATCCATATCTAGTGCCTATAGCAGCAAATAGGTTTGCATATGGACCACTTCGTAATACAGAAGCACCCTCACATGCAACCCAACCAGCAGGGACTGTTTGATTAGGCCATGCTACAATAGTACCAACAGGTATACCAGCAGACACAACAGTATCAACATAATTCTTGGTAGTGATATGTCGAGCATTAATAGGCTCTTGTCCACTGACAGTATTTGTTAATGTTGATATATTAGCATTAGTAATGGTTGAAGTCGCAACTACTTCAGTTGAAACCGTTAGATTAGTGACATTAGCTGTTGATACAATGAGATTGTTAACATTAGAAGCAGATACATTTTCAGTAAGTACTGTCATGGACTCAATAAATCCAGTATTCATATTAAACGTGTCGGCATTTAATACATCTGTGTTTATAGTGTCTAGGTTAGCAACTATTGATGATAGATCAGGTGTGGTTATATGAGACGCAGATAATGTCTCTGTGATATTAACATTAGAGCTTACACCAATATCTCCTCCGATTCCAGCAATACTGTTGGTGTGTAAACCATCAGCATATATATCCATTAACTTCCAACGCTTGAAACCACCACCCTCATTATCTGGTTTGATTATTAGGACATTATCAGCACTAACACCATAATCGTATGTAATTGCGCGATATGTATATAATGCACCATCTTCCTCTGCAAATACCATATCATTATCATTAATAATCTCAGTAGCTATCTTATTGACAGAATATGCTTTAGAAGAGTCTGTGTTAACAGTATTATATAACTCATATGCTCCCATTAATTTTATTGGTGTCGCCATTAAAGTGTTTCCTCCGTGTTACCTTCTATTTATATGATTGATACGCATTTATGGAGCAACCTCTATTTTTGATAGTCGTGGGTATATTGATGGATCAACACTAAAATACAAGATAGCTATATTGCCATCATCTACATACGCTATGTCATTAACTGTTTCTGATATCTGATTTTGAGCTACTAATATATACGGTGGATTTCCAGAAACATTATTAGCAACGATCAACTGAGGCTCATTTCCCTTTGGTGCTCCGGTATATTCAAAGGTTGCCCTAATTTTTGTTGGTCTTGATGTAACCCAATCTCCAGTTGCTGTCAAACATATAACCCAACTAAATGGACCCCTTTCCCAATATCCACCAATATTCCACAATGCAGAATTTGGTTCTGGAATCCAGTTACTTGTTACGTCAACCCAAGGTATAGGTGGTTCTACATAATCAGGTTAAGGTACATATGGTGGTTCGGGAATATAATCACGCCATTGAGTACTATAGAAATCTATTTTATTTATAGTCCATCCTTGAGGCACTGAAGCTTTTAAATAGGCTATATCATCAGCAACTGGAACATATACTTCTCCAGATATTACATTTGTATATGTAAAATCAACATCAAGAATAAAATCACCAGAGGTAGCATCTGTGAACGATCCATATGCTAGTACATTTCCAGCACTTGCCATCTCACTATCATATATTGTTAGTTCAATATCTCCAGGCACCATTGTAGGACTACCAAGAGTTATTTTAGCCTTAGTTGGTCTATAACCAACATTCCAATCAGGAACTACAGTAAGGTCCATAGGAACAGATATTTGCTCATGGAATTGTATATTAGTTAGTGTCCAGAATGTAGGAACAGTTGCTTTAATATAACCTATATCATTTGATAGTGTCATAGGTATTGTATATCCACCAGTAACACCATCAACATAACTTACAGATGCAACGACATTACCAATTGAGTCATAAACAATAACATTTAAGTATCCGGGGTTTCCACCATCATTAAATGATAGTTTTAGTGACCTAGATCGATATCCAACAGACCAATCATTAACAGGAACTATACCTATAACGGTTGTTGGGTATGGAAGATAAAACTGCATATTAGATACTGACGCAAATGTTGGTAGTGATGTAGAAATAGACCCGATATCCAAATTGTTGATAAAATCAAGATCAATCGTAACATCAGTTCCTCCACCCCAAGCACCAGACCAATTACCTATAACATTACTTGAAGTATCATATACATTAATAGTTACTGAATTACCAACACTAACACCAGCAAGAGATATTGTCATCTGTGTAGGTCTATAATCCAAAGCCCAAGAGTTAACAGGAATAATATTAACGATGGTTGCTGGATATGGTAGATAGAATTGTATATTTGTAATTGTCCAGCCAGATGGAACAATGGCTTTCAAATACTGTATATCTTGACCCCCAAGAAGATTGATAGATAAATTAAAATCTCCTGATGTTGCATTAGTAAATGTTTCTGTTGTAATTAAGTCAGATGGTAGTGCAGCAGTATTTAGGTATAGAGATATCGTAACATCTCCAGACCCAGACCCAGACAGGGTAATAATAGCCTGATTTGGTTTATAGTCATTAGGCCAATCTCCGACAGTAATTATATCAATTTGTGAACTCATTTATATTCCTTTATACGCTTACCCATCTACTACCATCCCACACAACATTACCAAACGATTGATGAGGTTCCCATCCATCAGTAAAGTTGAAGTAAGCACCCGATGTCTCTGGCACATCATTATTAATAGTCGTTACTGGAAGTGTTCTATCAACTCGAAAGTGAATCTTAAAATCTACGTTTGCTGGTTTATATATACCAGAAGTCTCACATCGGAACATTACACTACCACTATTATCTTTAATCAATATAGAAACAATACTGTCATACTCTGAGGCATAGTCAAGTTCGAAGTCTATATAGTAAAAAACATTATCATTATAAAATTTCGTAATTGTTCCTGTTTCTACTATTGTATTCTGACCATTAGTTATGACATATATGGGACTATCTATGTAGTCATACAAATCAAGACCACTACTAAATCCAGATGGCTCTATTGTGCAATTGGTAACTGCATAAATGTTGTCATAACTACGACCAACCATATCATTATTCTTATATAAGTGGACGTAATAACCATTTAATGTAGTTACTGGAGAAAATACTATACCATATCTACATGTTCTATATACTGGCCTAACTACCTCAAAAGCATATAACAAGTTATCCATTACAGACTTAGATAATATAGATGTTTTTGATAGTGGCTCATTGTTAATATCAATTTCAACTCTATAATTGGTTGACATCAATAGGTCATTCTCAGAATATCTCCCAATTGGGTATTCAGGAGGATCGTAACTAAATGGCATTGCTGATACACTTAAGTTATCAAGTGGTAAATATCCATGATCGGAATACCATGCAACACCAGCACCCCCAGATGGAAGGGACCATTCATATTCTGGTCTTGTGGTGTATAGATAATCTTTCCAATCTGCTTCATCAATAGGTACAGAAGTATTACCAGATATAGAAGGATTTGTATGATCAACCCACCTCTCATATATGTTAAGATAATTGGTTGTTTGAGTCACAATCTGCCAAATAACATAAAGATCAGCAAATGTTCCTTTGCGTTTCAATAGGTGTATAGTGTCTCTAACAAACTCTCTGTATCTAAGATCATCAGAAATAATATCTTGAAATCCTGTCATACCATAGTAGTTACTAATGTATCCTAGATAATTAATATCTATCTCCATTGGATCGTTAAAGGTATGATAATCTTTCTGTCTACTATAACCCTCATGATATAGTCGATCAAAGAACACTTCTAGGAACTCTTTCATTCCTGTAGTCTGTTGATGTAGTGGAACAATATTCAACACATAGTCTTTTAAACCGTCATATGTTATTTGATAGTTGAACCCACCATTATTGTTAGGAGCAGAGTATATGCGACCAAGATAGACAAAAAGTTTATCAGTATTGAGATATCCGCGAATGTCAAGGGTGACTCCATACTTTTCTTCGAAGTAAGGAACTGCAAACCTATTTAACCAATCATGAAAAAACGAATCTTTTCTGAAATATACCTTTCTTGAATCAGTGATAGTTGTTTGCATATACTCAGAACTATCATAAGTATCGAAATATCCACCACTTAAGTTTGAGCCATCCATAGTACCAATTAGAGTACCGCCAAATGGTTCTTCAACATTAAAAACATTAACCTCTATAATATTCTCATTGAAGTTAATATATGAGAAATTAACAGGTACAAATCCTCTCTGCATATCAGAAATTACATCATCGCTAACACTATTCTCAATATACATTGTCATTGATCTATAGTCAGAAGCAACAATACCAGTTTGATTACCTATTAACATACAGTTTCCAGAGATGGATACTGTTTCTATAATAGCTCCTGATAAAATGCTATCTTGGGGTAATGCTGATAAGTTCCATATAACCATCTCTCTACCAAATACATCGGAACGATCATAGAAGTAAACACCTCCAATAGTTCCTGCTGATAGTATCTGATTGGATGTATAGTTTGTAGTATCAACAGAACCAATATCAACGATAGATGAAGAACCATCGTTCATTGATGCCGGAGTACGATCTGTGAATACTTCAGAACCAGATGAAGGGTCTGACCATAGTATTAGATTTGATGTATCGTCAAATATAATACCAGGATTAAGGGTATTATCAGTATATGATAGGGAGTTTACTATTCTGCTATGGAACATAACATCATCCCACGATAAAACTACAGGAGTAGCAGCATCTTCAACCTCAAATGGGATATACGATACATCGTATCTGTTATCTAAGAAGTTCTTTAGTAGAAAGTATGGAGAATCAGAAAATTTCATGTATATCCTTAATGTGAGAACAACACCATAATACTATTTATTCGGTCAATATAATATTGTCTTGCTTATTCAATCCCAATATAGAATAATCTAAAGATTTTTGGGAATATGAACCATCATCATCAAATATGTCCTTGTTCTTACAACAGACATCTTTAATATGGGATTGTTTCTTTTGCTTTTCAATGTAGGTTATGAATGCATGTGAACAGATTAGGGTGATATAGTTGAATACAGAACCTTTGTCTTTTTTGTAGCTATGGAAGTACATCAATACTTTAAGAAATCCATCCATTACAAAGTCTTCCTTGTATGTATATTGATTAAAGTTAGATTTACTAGCCAAATTGTTTGATACTTTTAGTATCATCACACCAAATTCAGGAGTTACTGTACCAGAACCAGCAATATATTTACCAGTTTCAGTATATCTACAGGTTGATAAAAATATTTCTGCTTGTTTGTCTAACTCATCACTACTAACATAATGATTTTCTATCTTATCTTTCTTGCACATTTTCATTTATTCTCCTTTAAGAATAGTTATCACTATTATACCATATTGTTAGGCATTCTGTAAACTAGTCTCGAAATCTTTTTGTATAATTGCAAGAGCATTATTAAGATCATTAATCTTTGTTAGTATTCGTTCCTTACTGCTATTTATTGTATCAAGAGAAGCACACTCATCAACATACAGTCCCAACTTATAACCCTTATCTATTTTAGACTTAATCCTAGAGTCTATCTTATTAATAGATGATATTATATTAGATGTATCATACTTCTTTAAAACGTTTTGATATTTAGAATCCTCTTTAACAATACCAATGCTCAAGGATCGAAATGTCTTCTCTTCTTCTGTTTTTGATGACACCTCTATGTACTTCAAAAACTTCATATTAATTATCCCTCATTAACAACTATACAGTGATCAATAGACAACATAGGAAATTGATCATAATTTAATATCAATCCTCTTATTGTGTTATCATAGTTAGTAACATCACGGTCACTGCTAAACTGTGGGAAGTTCTTTTCAGCATTAGAATATGTGAATATATCAGTAGCACTTAAAGATTCTGTAGAGTATACATTCAAATCTCTAAACACTATATTTCTAATTCCTCTAGTATTTGTAAAATCATCCGTTGATGAGGTGTTAGACGGATCAGTAAGAAACTCGGTAATATCCATGAAATCAATAGTTTCTCCAAACTTCCTAAAGTTAAAGTCGAAATAGTATTTAAGTTTGTTTTTTAAATCAGTGCTAACTTTTGCAAACACATAATTTCTCTTTATTCTAACACCTATCTCAAAAGTGAAGTAAACAAACTTAGGAATAGCCATTTCCTCATATACGCTTATGCCTTTACGAGACTCTATAAAGCTTATTAAATCTGTTTTATATCCCGAATCATAATCAACAGGTATTAACAATGGACTAGTTACCCCTTGTAGTTCCCAATCATATGAAGATGTTTCTAAAGTACCAGATTGGAAATCTGGTCCAGAACCACTCAATGGTGGAATAACTGATATATAGACTTTGTTGAACATAATTGGAGCACCGGGATTTACATCTTGCTCACCCCATGCATGACCAACAACAACATCAGTTCTTGATTCAAGGTTGTTCTTATAGTCTTCCTTTGTTATATTTCTAAGCTGTGATCTAACAGTAGCTTTTGAGTTGTTACGTAAATCCTCTAATGACTCTGGATCAGAAGCACCTTGAGAAACATCAGAGTTATATACACTATAAACCAAGTCAGTGCTGATTGTATTAGATACTGAGCCAGTTATAATCAAACCATCAACTTTAGATATAGCATTCTTATCAACAATTCCATTAGTTCCATTAGACTTTAGAAGCTTCATGGTTATAACAGAACCCAATGATGGAATATTTCGTGCAGAAGAGAACTCAATTACATATCTCTGATACTTATCATAATTCAGCTGATATACATTGTTATCTAGTTCTGATGTTGTTCCTGATAAGTTCTCATAGAAATCATTTACTCTAGTCCAACCAACTTCGCCACCAGCCACCAAAGGATCATTAATAAATATCTGAACACTTTCTACACTATATGGATAAGCACCGTAATCAAACTTATATAAAGGCAAGATTATCTGATTATTAACTAAATCTTCTCCCATATAATTAAGGGAAACAACTTCACCTTCTCTCATTATTAAAGATATATCAGCTAATCCACCAGAGGTTACATAAGTTATAGCATCACCACTACTGTTAGGAACATATGAGTATAATATAGATGTCCCATCGGGTGTTACTAATCCAGTATCTATTGATTGCCAAGGCTCAATTAAAACCTGTTCTCCTGGTGATAGACCACTAAGGGAAAGATTTAACGTTGTCTGGCCAGAAACACTACCCTTTGGCTGATATCCCTTATTCTTAACAATTCTGTGAAGAACCTCATATATATCTGTAGTATCCTCAAATCCATTTTTTGCTAACAAGTTAGTGTAATATGAATTTTGATCAGATACATATGATAATAGCTCGATGAGCATAGATATATTAGAACCCTCAAAGTTGTAATCTTTGAAGATATCACTATGCTCCAATAGAGTTCTGAATTTGGTCTTTGAGGTTGTAAAGTCTAATTCGAGATAACTCGGATTCAGTTCTAATCCCATTATAATATACCTAAATGTTTATTTATTTTTGTCTTACAATTATCAATATCCACATCCCAAGAATATTCGTCAATAACTAACAAATCTATCCCGTTTTCTAAACACTGAGTCATCTTAATATCATCATGAATCATGGCTTTTGGAAGAGAATGCCAATATATTCCATTAAACTCTATAGCTTTTTTTATATCAGGAATCCAGATATCCAGCTCTAAGTTCTTTCCTGTGGTGTGATTAATTATTTGTGTTCTATCATTAGCCACGATATCACCATCATATACGCTACTAACATATAATAACAATTCTTTTTCTGGTTTTGATGATGTACTTAACTCATTACACTTAGGGCATCCGGTTCCAGTAGAAAAGTTGTTAAAATTTACTTTATATCTATGTCCTTTTGGACATATAACATCTAATTTATGTTTGTTTGATGTATATTCATCAGATGATAAATAGAATCCCTTAGATTCAACAACACGCTTAACATGTTCATAGGGATGGCGTAATGATTCCTTATTTCTTTCATATCCGCATATCCTACAGCCCGTACCCTGTTGAATCTTGTTAAAGTTCATATCAAAAATATGATCATTGCTGCATTTAAATTGTAGTGGTGTATGAGCATTAGTGTATTTTTCTGACATTAAGATATATCCCATATCTAATGAAATGGATCTAATTTCATCTATTGTATGTTTTTTTTATTTCCACTGCATTCAGTGCATCTATGACCGCGACTAAAATGGTCATAATCTACACTATATACATGACCATTAGGACATTTCACACCAAGCTTAGATACTGAATTTATATAATAATCCGAAAGAAGGGAGTATCCATGATCTTCTATACATTTTTTAACATATGAATATGATAATTTTAATGTAGTTTTTTTAGTATCTCGTTCATTAGATACACACATCCGGCATCGTTGATCATATCTGAAATCACCAAACTTAATTCCACTAGTATGACCAAAAGAACATTCAACATCTAGTTTGGTAGAATTATTTATATACTCTGTAGATATTAATTTATATTCATATGATTCGATATAGTCTTTAACATGGTCGTAAGATAATGTCATTGTATAATCCTTTAAATTGCGTTAAAAATGTAGTCTAGTTTTGCTGGAGCTTCTGATGTTTTAAGTCTATATGTTAGTGTTGTCTTATAAGCAGAGTTGTCATAGTCTATGTCTATATTGAAGTTATCAATAATAACTCTACTATCCCATTTTCTTATAGCACCAACTAAACCTTCACCCAATCTATTGGCAGTACCATCATCCATAGGTTCGAAGAGAATTCTATGAATACCAACAAAAGCATCTGGTAGCATTCTTCTCGATCCAATCATGGTAGAAAAGATGTTGATCAATGAGTTTTTAATAGCATCTTCATCGATCATTACTTTAACATCGCCATCAGATTGTTTAGATAAATTTATATCAAAATCTTTCCAACTCATCTATTACCTCGTTATTGATACTATTTATATGATCAGAATAGATTTCGATGAACCAATGCGGTAACAGAACTGTTTATCTGAGCAACAGCTTTTTCTTTTACTGCATCAGCAACATCCTGTACAACATTAGAGCTTGCTGTAACAGCATCTGCTATCTCAGTACCAACACCTAATGTGTCGAGGACATGAGCAACAACAACATTTCCTTGGTCATCTAAAGCAAAATCGGTTAGGAATCCTTGTATATGACTGAAATATCCATCTATAACAGACGGATCAACCAAGTCTCCACAAGTAGATTCAGCAAGACATCCTAACATCTCATCCATACCTTTTAAATGATCTGATATACCTAAATTCTTTGTTAGAGAATCCATAGAAGCAACTTTTCCAATAATGCTTGACACTGGTGCTAATGCTCCAGATAAGAAGTGAGTTGACATATCACCAAACATTTCTGTTAATGCTGATGTATCTGTCACGCTACCTATGGAGTCCATAACGCTACCCATTTTAGCAGCACCACCAACAGCCAAATCTTTTAGATCATCGGTCACAGTTTTTAAACATGTTCCTGTTAGAGCACTCATTGATTCTGTAAGGCTGTCCATATTTGTTAGAGTTGTTGATAAACCAGCTGATAATGAAGCTGATACAGTGCCAACCAAACCATTATCGATTCTTGCACTAGCATCAGATATACTCGAAAGAGCAGAAGTAACCGGACCCATAGTGTATTTGATAGCATCTAGCTTAAGAAGACTCTTTTCTAGTTTGCTTTTTATTGATAAACAGGGATTTAATGCATCTACATTTAAGCTCATGCTACAACCTTACCAACGTGACTAGAGTTTGTTGTAACTTCAGAGTTTGTTGTGATTTCTTCTATTATACCCTTACACAGTGCCTGAATTAATGCTGTATTGTCTGGAGAACCCTCACCAACAATTTGAGATTGTGTAGCAGATGCCATTGCTGCTAATATTTTTGCTGCCATACCTTCTTTAGTCATTGCCATACATTCACCTTTTACATGCTTGCTTTAACAGATGATGAGCACTGTATATGTGGCTTTTTAGTTAATGCACATATACAATCACCAGTAACAACACCATTTATTGATCCACCACCACCGTCAATGGTTACAACACCACCAGTAACATTAACGCTACCTGTAACATTTATTGTTAAGCTACCGCCAACAGTTTGTGTATCATTACCATTGAGAATTTTATCATCATTACCATCTATAGTAGACTTCCTATTCTTATTTACTATCGCAGTATCATTACCTTCAACTCTTACACTCTTATTACCATCTGTTGTCTCATTGAGATTATCTTTCACATGTATATTTTTACCACCAAGAACTATTTCATATTTATCTTTATTGTTTCTTATCACCATATTACCATCAACGTCTATCTCTATATAACTGTTAGATGAATGGAAGATATGGATTCTTTCTTTTCCTGGTGTTGAATCCAATTCAATGATGTTTCCACCATGTGTAGCTATCACCAAATTATCAGGGTATTTTGCATTGTAAGAGCTATTTGGCTCAGACCAAGTACTTCCATCGCCTGTCTTCACATTTTTGTCTGTACTCGCATTTTTGGCTGTTACAATGGTATCTGATGATTCACCCCTGGCCAATCTATGCATATCAGGTTGATTTAGTCTATGTTTTAGTGGATATACACCATCAGGATCATTAAACCCTTTTTTTGTATCAGGAGGATTTATAGGTTGTCCACCAACACTAGCAAAGTAAACTGGAGTGGATGGATTTCCATTTTCGAAGAACACATATACATGACTTCCCTGAACAGGAACAGCCCAAACACCAAATCCAGACACAGAACCTTCAGCAATAGGGTTAGCAGGTAATGCCCAAGGCAACTCAGCAGTAGGAACACCATCCCTACCACCAGAAGACTTTTCTTTCAATGGAGTATGAACACCAAACACCCTTATTTGAACTCTACCTAGTTTCAAAGGGTCTGCAACTCCTTCTACTACCCCACGATATATAGAATTTAAGTCTTTACTCATTAAGTTACCTTATCCTGACCAAGATTCATCTTCTTAGCTTTGGTAAATGTTCCACCCTGTACATCTTCATAACCATTTTTAATAAGAACCATAGATTGTTGATACCTTGGATTACTGTTATAGTTAAGATGATGTGTTATAGATTTAATGATATATCGACCACTCATCATTTGATTAAACTTCTCATCTGTCTTATTCAATGACCTCCATAACACCTCTATCATTCCACCAGCAAACCTATTTTCATTACCATTAACATTAACCTCAACCAATCTCTGTAAACAGTATTTCCTAATCCATTGCCCAAAATACATATTATCAATAATCTTAGGATCAGACTCGCTAGTATTAAATGGTTGGTTATCGCTTCTATAATGTGTTAGTAACTGCATGTCTTCCAATAAGGAATACTTACCCAATATAGTAAATCTCTCAATAGCGTCTTGATACCCATATACTTGATGATGAAACTCTTTTGTTAGAGGGTTAAACCCTAGAAAGTACCCTCTTGTTAGAAATGGGATATCACTATTGTCAGCATTCTTTACTTTATAGCTATTTATTCTATTGTTATATGTATTTGATACATCATCAAACATATATAACTCACTCTTATCAAATAGATATTGTTTGTCTTTTTGTTGTAGTAGAGACTCAAGAGTTGTTACATTATATCCTTGAGTTGTTTGATAAAATAGATATCCTGGTTGCTTTGTTTTGTTACCAGAACATCTCTCTAATAACCACTTGATATTGTTCTTGGGATTAATATTGCTAGTATCGAAATATTCTATCTTCTCTTTACAATCATCAAATATATCAAACTTCTTAATCCTAAGATACTTATCAGCCATGTCCTTAACAATATCAGTGTACTTCATATCTTTATATGATAATGAGTATGTCTGATATTCGAGAAGCTTAAATGTTGTATCAATTAATGTAGCATCTACCCTGTAAGTATCTCTATTTACGAGTGATGTTTTACTATCCTGAATATTAAAGGTAACAACTTTCTTATCTTTACTGTCACCATATACTATCTGAACAACTTCGCTTCCCGACATCCCACCAAACTCAGTCAACCCCATTCTATCAATGAATGATATACGTCCATGCATACAGAATGAATATATATCTTCAATAAAATCAACTGATATAATATCTTCTGGATATATAATAAACTTATCTGTTGTTGTGATAACACAAACATCAAAAGAGCTTTGGTAGTCTCTTAAAACTTTTGAATCATCACTCATAGCACAGATAACCTATTAAGATCATTGAATACACTATACAACTGTTCATCCTTAAGTATTTTAATAATCTTTCCTTCTTCAAATTCTTCGAAAGGATTACTAATATCATTCATCATACAAACAACCCACCATAGATTAGGAGTGTTGTAATATTTACTTGATACGCTATCCCACCAATCATTTGCTTCCATTGTGTAGTTAAACCAATAATCAGAGTTGTTCTTTAACTTCTGGTTGATAATATATGATCTAAAGATATTAAGAAAGCGTTCATCATCCCATTCCCTTAGAATAGGATACATCTTCAATCTTGATGTTGTTGGTAGTCTTTGATTAGTTAGATCAAAGAATGGTCTATCTTCTACTTTTATAGTCATCACATATCCTTAGAATAATAATCTTCTACCACTTTTCTTGCCTGGAATCTTGTCTTTTGGTTTTACTTGATCTGGTGGTGATCTAATACCAGCAGTAAAGCCTTGTTTACCAGTAAGTTTTTCATGAATATCAACTTCTTTCTTGGTCATACCATTTAAGTCTCCCAAGTAGGTTTGATTCCCTATAGCAAAATCATATACCTTACCATAGGAGTCTTCTATTTGTTTAATGGTAATTCCATTGATAGGCATCCACTTTCCAGTTTCGTCAAGCTGAAGTTGTCTTCTTCCTGATGTCTTAAGACCTTCCATTGATACTGTACTTCTATTTACGACAACAGGAGGAATTGATGCTGGAGACTCAGTACCACTTGTAGTCATATACTTTCCAACAAGTGGTTTTCCTACATCCATTGATATATGTGGATTACCAACACTATTGACTATTTTTGTTCTTTTTCCCTGTTGCTTGTTGACAATAGTAATTAATCCACTGCTGGCTTCTGGGCCAACACCAGCCTGTGTTTCTCTATATATAGGTTCTATACTTTCGACAGTTATTTGCAAAGTACCTGTAGTTGGCATTCCATTTCTATATGGTGCTTTATAAGATGGTTGAACACCTGTGATAGCTGCATATTTTACATTAACAATAGGAACTATGTTATTTCCTAACATTGTATCAATAGAACAAATATATGGAAATCTAAACTCTTCACTATCGGCATGATCATCGGGATCGTTCATTGGAACTTTGGAAGGAGAAGAGAGATATTTTATTAACTGGATAGGAAGCATAACATCATAAAGTCCACCATCTTTTTCTCCATCTCCTGGTTCTGTTGCTCCACCACCATCAGCTAGATTAAATGTCCATGAAAGCACAGGTCTTGTAGAGTTTTTATATGCAACCGGAGCATCATACTTATAGAAGTTTTTTAAATTATATGCATATATTCCTTGTCTTGCTAAGTTTCTTGCTGCATTTATAGATGCATCGGCTAAAGAAATATCATTACCACTAACATTAGATGAGGCACTTTTTTTAGAAGCATCCGTAATATCTTGATTATTATATGCTCCCAGCTGTTTAATGTCATCAGTGAGGCTACCACCAACAGCTTTTATTTCTTGTGCAGCTGAAGATAACTTATTTGTAAATTCCATAGCCCTAGACACAATACCAGTACTATCTTCCCACTTATGCTCAATGTTTTCCTGCATATCATTAGGTGCTAAGAAATAGAGATTTATTTTCTGGCTATCATCAACATCCAAACCACCAGTTTTTGTAACATCAGCAAACAATCCCTTAACCTTCATAAACTTAAATCTAATCCATAATAAATTATCAAAAGAATGTGATAATCTGGGATTAAACATATAGTTAGGAAAGTGTAGATCGATAGTACTTTTAGAATTTTTATCAGATATTAAATCGGCATAATAATCTATATCCGAAGCAATAGGTGTTTTCTTATCAGCCATTATCTACCCTCATTAGCATTATTAACTTTATTACCCATACCAGAATCCATACTAGCAGGTTGATTGTTAACTGTTGTGCTTGGTGAATTAACAATCGTTTGAGAACTGGAGTTACTATTTGCAGATAGGGCATTATAACTCATTGACATAGCTTTTGCTGACTTCTCTAGTACTTCTGTTGTCTCTCTAAGTGCCTTAACAGGGCTTAAGTCCATTGTGTTTTCTAACACTACCTGACCAAATGTTTTAGCTCCAGATGTAACAGGAACATTCTTTGGCCTAGAAGGGTCATCAAACTTTGGAAGCTCTATTGATTTTGGAGTACCACCGAACATTCTTGTAAAGTTGTCAATCGTAAAGAATTCCTTAAACCATTTAACAATAGAATCCAGAATGCTTGATCCTACTTTACCCATATACTTGAATCCAGAAAGTGTCTTATCCCATAGATTTCCAATACCATCAAAAATTCTATAGATGAAAAATGGTATATGTCTTCCTATCCATTCACCCATAGAATTGAAAATCTTACGAAGTCCACCAGAAGAGAAGTCGATATGAAGCTTATTCTTGATGCTGAATAGCCCTAAAATCTTCTCTGTTATCCATTGAGCTATTTCTAATGGCATTGCAAACCAACTTGTAAAATCCATTCCAAGGTCTTGTATGAAGTTGCTTATCCTATCTCCAATACCCAACCCTGACTTAAATGAGAAAGCTTCCTTCAGCCTAGAATAGAAAGAATATGCAGCATATATTGGTTCTGCTATAACAACTAACCATTTTCCAACAG